CGCCATCAATGATCGTCATTTTGCTCTACCTCCTACATAAGCGGCGAAGTCTCTCTTGAGATCGCCCCCACGGTCCGCAAGCATACGCTTATCCCATTCTTTACCTCGCATCGGCGCGCCGTGGTAGTTGAGCGCTCGGCCTGAATAGCTCTTTGGCGCTCGACCTACCATAGCGAGGCCGACATAAACATAATGGGCGTACGGCCCTGGATAGGTGACTTTGCTACCGTCAGGGGCGATCTGCTTTTGATTCTTCAAATGCGCTCCTGCGCCCGCGCTCATAGGAACGTACGGGTCGCAGTATTTCGCGACCGAAGTCGCAAGATATTTTCGCGCCTTGTTATCACTGCCGAGACCGTGCTTGGCAAGAATCTTACTCGGCGTGACGTTGACGCTTTTGATCTTGATTCCGAAACTCATACGCCACTCACCGCCACATGCGGAAGAGTCCCGCGCCGGTTGTCGGCGACCGCGGTGATCTGGAAATAAGTTGAGCCTTTGAGGTCTGCCGGCTTGAGTACCCCTGAAATTTCCCCCTTGACCAGGTAGTCAAGTTTTTCAGGCAAGCAAGACGGAAGAACAGCCTCCGGGATTCGGACCTTATAGACGTTAACCGCTTTCGCGCCGTCAGCCGTGACCGCTGTTTCTGTCTTCGCATACCAACTAACGCCCTGAATGGGGTAGCAGACATACGAGTCAGAAGCAGCGGTCTTGACGTGGTGAACGAGCGTCACGAGCTCGGTACAGGCGAGGAAGTCTTTCATCGGCGGCCCCTCCCGCGGAACAGGAGACCCGTAGGAGCGAGGTAGAGCCGAATTGCGTTGCTTAATCGGCCCTGCGCCGTTCCTGCGTTCTTCGACGCGCCTGCACTCGAAGCGCTGCCCGTCACATAGGTTCGCGAGATGCCGTCATTCGTCTCAGACGAAACAGGACCGCCGGACTCCTCGATATTTGCCTGGTCGGCGTACGCGCAAACGGCCGACATAACCGCTGTGCGTACGGACTCCGCCAGACGAGCCCAGCAAGCGCTGAGCCTATACTCAGTCATGGCGTCCGCAAAGAGGAACGCCTGAGACGCGAGCCGGTTGAAGGTATCTTCGTCCAGCTCGCCGCCGTAAGTGGTCTTATACCACTCGTAGCTGACAACGACCACTTACCGCACCGCCTTTCTTACTGCAGCTTGGCAGTGGCGATGAACAGGCCTGCGGGATTCGGCAGAACGGGCACGAACAGGCCAGACGCCTTAGACCAGACAGCCGTGGGGTCGGGCTCGGTCCACTGGGTCAGGGTGACGAACTGCTCGGCGCTCTTCGCGGTCCAGGGGCCGAGCTGCTCCTCTTCCGGAGTCACGCCCCACAGGCCAACGCCGAAGTTCTGCAGGCCGTTGTAGGAAGCCAGGAAGGAGACCTTGCTCTTGCCCCAGAAGCGCTGGGTCGTCAGCTTGCCGTCTTTGCCCTCGACGTTGTAGCGCAAGTCGTTCGTACGAATCTCGGTAATACCGAAGAGCTCGTTGAACAGACCAACGAGCTGCGTACGAGAGACCATAGCGCCAGCACCGGCGCCGCCGTAGATGGCCTTGGAGATCCCCTCGTTGGTCAGCATCTTAGAGAGTACGGAACCGGACAGAACCATACCAGAGATGGTGAAGCCCTTGTCGCGAGCGGTCTCGACGATCTCTTCGATCTGCGTGAGAACGTTCTTGTCAGGCGTGGAAACGTCAATGTCGAAGCCGGTGTTACCATTCGGCACACCGAAGTCAACAGAGAAGTTCAGACCGTTCTCCTTGATGGTCATCTTGCCGGTGGACAGGACTTCCATCTTGGCGACCTCGGTACGGCAACGAACGCCTTCGGCCAGACGGCCCCAGTCGTCATAAACGAAGTCGATCAGAGCGCTGTCATTGAACGCGCCGTTTTCGAGCACCTGACGCAGGGACTCAGTCTGGTTGATCTTCTCCTTGATGAAGAGCTTTTCAACCGTCACGCGCTCCAGCGCGGGGCGAGAACCGATGTGCGCCTCAGTGTCGAGACCGTGAACCAGGGCCATAGTGGGAAGCTGAGAACCGGCCGCAAGACGCAGGTACTCAGCTTTGAAGTTCTGGGTCTTACGATCAGGGAAGATCGTGTCGCCGATGTAGTTCGGAATCAGGAAGTTCTGGCTGAAGTCGAGCTGTTCAGCCTGGGACAGCATTCTCAGAATATCGGGCATGTGTTATATCCTCCTTACTTAGATTAGGCCTCGAAGACGGGGTAGACCTTGACGTCCGCGCCCGCGATCGTAACCGTGCCAACGGCGTTGCCGCCAGAGCTCAGGGCCCAGCCGATCTGAGACTTGGAGCTCTTCGTCAGCGGGTAGCTCTTGGAGAGCTGGACGATCTCGCCGTCAGCGTACATGGTCGCATCGACGGGAACGTCACCAGTGCCGCCGTCCTTCTCGTAGGTGACGGAATAGCCGCGGACGGTCGCATTCGCGCCGACGAAGACGATGTTCTTGAGCGCGGTCTGCGCAGCGCTCGCCGCATTCACGCGGTCGCTGATCACGCGGCCCGCGACCATGACGGAGCCGATCGCGTCGCCGTCAGTGACGTCAACGTCCTGGAACACAATGCCGGTCGCAGCGCTCGTATTCGCGGGGAACACGGTGCCGGCAAACACGGTCTTGCGATCGCCGTCAGTCTGGCCCATGCTCTGAGGAATCTGCGCGGTCTTGGTGACGAGACCGACTTCGCTATCCAGGAAATTAGGAATCGCGGTGCCGATCTCAGTTTTCAGAATAGACATGAATGGAATCCTCCTTATTTAGTGTTGGTGTTTTCTGCGGGGGTAGAAACAGGTCCGAACTTCGCGGCGGCTGCTCTCGCGGCCTGCGCGGCTCTGCTCAGGGTCGTCGGGCTACCGTTTCCGGTCGGGTTCGCGAAGCTGGGGTCGGGCTTTTCAGCACGGAAAGAATCGGGGTCTTTCTCACGCATAGCCTTGATACGATCATCAAAGCCAACGAGCTTGCCATCTTTCAGCTCGCAACGAGTAGCCATGAAGTCCGCGCAGGCCGCAGCTTTCGCGCCCTTGGAGGTAAACTCGATCTTGCCGTCATTAAAGGCGGTCTCGAGTGCGTCGGCATAATCGCGGTCGGCGATCTGCTTTTGATACTTGGCGGTCTCGTCGTTGTACTTCGTCTGCAGGTCGGTAAGCTGCTGTTTGACCTTCTCAGCATCTTCCGCGCCGGCTTTCAGGGTCTCGAGGTCCTTGTCGCGGTCGGAGAGCTGCTGCTGCAGAGTGGCCGTCTCGGCTTTCGCGTCTTCGGCTGCCTTCTTGTGCTTTTCAATGTCGCGACCATTGATAGCAAGCACTTTGTCGGCCTGCTCGTCTGTCAGGCCCAGAGCGGTGAGTTCGTCCTTTTTCATACTGTTCCTTTCTTTGCGGTTAGGCTTTTTAGGTCGTTGCCGTGACCTGCCGCCCCGTCCTCATAGGCTGACGGGTAGCCGATATTGCGCGAGCTGCAGGAGTCGAACCCGCGTAACCACGGCTCGCATATAAAAGGAAGTCATACGGAGCTCCACGATCGTCCGTATGACTTCCAAATATTAGGAGTATAAACACCAGGGCCCCAGGCAGAAAACTCAATACGGGTTGTCTGGGGCTTGTTTATGAGAGTTCTATCCGATCTGCTCGCGAGAAGAGGCTCGCTTGAGACCGGTCTGCTTGATAAAATCACGCTGTCTGGCCTGCCAGGCACGGACTTTAGCCCGAGCCTCGTCGGTAGGTTGACCTGCGGCTTTCATAGCGACCTCTTCGCGTTTCCATCGGCGAATACCTCGCTCAATATAGCGCTGCTGCTGCAAAGCCTCGTACTCGGTCAACTGCTGGCCGTTGTAGGTGATATTCTTTGCGGAGTAGTCCTTGAGCTGAGCTTTCGAGTAGGTTCGAGGCGCGCCCTCGACATACGGGAAGAAACTGTGATTGCAGTTCCAGCCGCAAAGGCCGTCGCCCGTGCCGTACCCCGTAGCCTCCTCGAAGTTTTTGTACTTCGGGTGAGAGCCCTTGCGGCAATAGATTTGTCCCTGCCACTCTTGATGACTCGGGCGAGCGCCGGCGTGCGCAGTTACTTCCACAAGATCAATGTCGAGTTCGTCCATGAGCGCGAGCTGCGACTTTGCGGCGGTCTGGTTGACGCCGGTGACGACCGCGCGGCGAACAGCCGTTTCGATCGTGTCCACATGGCTTGAAGGATAAGTGATTGACTGGACGCCGGTCCGTGCGAGGTCTTTGACCGCATTTCTGATCGCGGTATTATAGTCAAACGCCCCTGACGTGACCTGCAGCCAGGCCCGATCAAGAGCGTCTTCAAATTGCTTTGCCGCCGTGTTCGCGGTTGTACGAGTCAGGTTGCGGAAGATTCCGCTTGTCTGCCGAAGACCGCTTTGCAGCGCCTCACGAACGCCGGCGACTGCGAGAGGGTCAACGTCGCCCATGCCTGCGGCAGCGTAGATTTTTGCGTCAGAGGTAAGCGCCTCGTCGACCGCCTGCGCCATGAGCTTTTTGAGCTCGGCTTGAGTCTTTCCCGTAAGAGCGGCAAGCTGCTGTTCGATCTCAGTCTCAAGCATGCCCATCGCCCGAAGACGCTGGTGCTGATGCTGGACTGCAGGAATGTAGTAGTCGTACTTTGCGATACGTTCGGCCATATTCGCAAGAATGTCTTGCTCGATCTTCCCATAAAGCTCAACAAGAGCGTCCGGAGTAGCCGCCAGGTATTCAGGCGTCAGCATCAGCCGAGATTAAAGGGGTCCGACGTAGACTCTACGGGACACATGCTCTTCGCGACTTCTTCGGTCTCGTTGTACCATTTGGCGCGGTACTCCCACTTCTGCATAAGGCCGTCGCGAACGTCCTGGCGGTCACGTTCACGCAAGGCGTCCTTATCGGTGAGAATACTATCGTCAAAGTCGATATAGAGCGCATACTCTCCACGGGGCGCAAGGCCATAGAGAGTGGCGTACACGTCAACGCCATAGACCGCGTTTTCGAGCGCAGCCTTGAAGCGATCTTCAAGAGCTTTGACTGTGTTGAACTTGCGAATCTTCGCGGACATGACCTCAGTCGCGGTCTTTTCCACAGTCACGGGGTCGGAGAGATCGCCGTAAGCAAGGCCGGTATTGAACTCAATGCGGCGTAAGATCGCTTGCAGGCCTTCGTAGTAGCCTGCGTGCCGAAGCGCTGGGGAGAACTCCTTGAAGAAGTCGTCCGAGTCATACGGCATTTGAATGAAGAGCCGATCGCCGAGCAAGGGGTTTGCCTTACTGCCAGGCAGCGAGCCAGAGATCGCCTCAGGGGTGCCGATGATCTTACGCTCAGCGCTCTCAAATTCGTAGAGGAAACGCGCCCACTGTTCATCGGCGTCGCGAATCAGGTCCTCAGTCGCGCCGCCATAAATGGAGACGCCCAAGCTGGACGCGGTATCGATGTTGTTGCTGACAGGCGGCGTGAAGTAACCGAAGAGCGGCTTTTCTACATTCTTGATCTGAACCTCTTCGGGAATGGCGGTCCACTCGGGAACGCGGCCGAGCTCGACCTCGCTGCCGGTAATACCATTCTCATCAGAGGTAAAAGCCTTGTTGCGAATCGTATAGATGCCGTTGGCGAAGTCGTGGTATTCGAGCTTGACGAAATAACTCTTATCAACTTTGACCGGCTGACTCTTGAACACGCCGGAAACGCAGTTATCTCCATCGTCGAAACGGAGAGGAATAAAGGACGCGGCGCTCGTGCTGTCGATGAAGACGTTTCCACCCGAGACATACGGCTTAAAGGCCATACCGCCAAGGGCCATGCAAAGCTCGATACTGTTTTGCACGTTCGACTGGAAGCGCGTCAACTGCTCGTTGATAAAGTCGGCGCGAGGACCACCGTCAGCCGTGATCGTTATCTCCGAAGAGACAACCTGCGCGAACTCCTTCGCGATCGCTCGCGGAAGGCCGAGAGGTTTGACCTCGTCGTCGGCCCACTCGGGCTTATCGACGTACATGCCATACCACCGACTAATGGCGCGAGACATTTTATCGCTGACGAGCGGGTCCGCATCGAAGCTCTTATAAATCACGTTGGAAGGCACAAGCACATTTCTCGAAAATGCACCGAGCTTTCCCCAAAGGTTATTTAATGCCATACGCCCTCACCTCGCGTTTCATAATCGTGCGGACAAAATACCGCATTTGGTCCATGCTGTGGTCGTTCTCTTTAATCACGGCGTCGCTCGAAGATTTCTCGTCCCACGCATACGCGCCGAACTCAGCTTTCGTATTGACGCAGGTCTTATTGAAATGGAGCAAGCCAGCTTGCAGCATTGTTCCGGTATCGCGAATACCGTCAAGCACGTCGTTCTTCGCGTTCTTGACGCTGAATTTGCCATGCCGTCTGATCGTCTCCTTGAAGGACGCAGCCGAAGGGTCAATGACGACTTGCTCGATCAGGTAGCCGTCTGCAAAGGCCTCAAGATCAGCATAATACTCTTCATCGGTCTTCTGCTTGCCTTTCTTACGGCCGTCGTAGTAATACTCTTTCACCATGAAGGCCGAATTGCCATTTACGCGCCAGAGACCGAAGACGCACGGGTTGAGTGTACCATAGTCGCAGCTAATGTAATAACGACCGCGCGAGCCGTCGTCATCGATCATGTGCTTTTCGGCATTAAAGAAGGGATAAACAAGGCCCTCGGCCTTCGTCCACTTTCCGAGGATATACCGAGCATAGAAAACGCCCGTATACATACCCTCGTAGCGCTGCTTGATCTTCTCGGAAAGGCTGAGGTTGTCAGCCATCGTAAAATGCAGGTGAAGAACGTTCCTGCGCTTGCACTCAAGCACCCATTCTTTGTAGAACCAGTGCATGGGACCTTCGGGGTTGCAGTTGAACCAAAATTTGCTCCCCGCGACCGAGCATCGGGCGAGAGCCTGCTCGACGAAGGACCGCGGCATAAGCGCGACCTCGTCAAAAAGAACGCCGGCCAGAGTCATGCCCTGAACAAGCGTATAACTGGATTCGTCGCGACCTCCGAAGAGGTAATAGGTATTGCTGTGGCCGCCGACTGAAATAATCAACTTATTCTCGGCGCGCCGCTCTGTTACCTTGAAAAGGCCCTCAAGCCAGGAGGGCAAATGCACGATCACATTACGGCGCAGCGACTCGATCGTGCGGC